ACCGGATGGCCGCGCGATTTTTTTACAGTGGTCCCCTCCATGTTTGCGTTTGTCCAATGGAATGCGCTCCTCAAAGCTTATTTATGGAATGGTCCCCTATAAAACTTAGCCCCCAAGTATTAACTTTAAACATGTGGGATCCATTGCTTAATGAGTTCCCCGACACCGTACATGGGTTCAGGTGTATGCTTGCAATAAAATACTTGCAGCTTGTAGAAAATACGTATTCGCCGGATACGTTGGGTTACGATCTCATACGGGATCTTATCTTGGTTATACGTGCCAGGGATTATGTCGAAGCGTCCCGCCGATATAGTCATTTCCACACCCGCCTCCAAGGTGCGTCGCCGTCTGAACTTCGACAGCCCTTACACACGTCGTGCTGCTGTCCCCACTGTCCGCGTCACCAGAAGACAAATATGGACCAACAGGCCCATGTATCGAAAACCCACGATGTACCGGATGTACAGAAGCCCTGATGTTCCAAAGGGTTGTGAAGGCCCATGTAAGGTGCAGTCCTATGAGGCCCGTCATGATGTGTCCCATACCGGTAAGGTCATATGTGTCACGGATGTTACACGTGGTAATGGTATTACGCATCGAGTTGGTAAGAGGTTTTGTGTCAAATCCATTTACGTCATTGGGAAGATATGGATGGATGAAAATATTAAATTGAAAAATCACACCAATACAGTTATGTTTTTTTTAGTTAGAGATCGGCGTCCGAGTGGTACTCCGATGGATTTTCAGCAGGTGTTTAATTGTTATGACAACGAGCCAAGCACCGGTACTGTGAAGAATGATATCAGAGACAGGTTTCAAGTGATTCGCAAGTTCAATTATATGGTTACTGGTGGGCAATATGCGTCTAAAGAACAGGCATTAGTGAAGAAATTCATGCGGGTTAATACCCATGTTGTGTATAATCATCAAGAACAGGCGAAGTATGAAAATCATACTGAGAATGCATTATTGTTGTATATGGTGTCTACTCATGCGAGTAATCCTGTATATGCGACTTTGAAAGTCCGCATCTATTTCTATGATTCACAAATGAATTAATAAATATTGAATTTTATATCATGATTTTCAATTACATCTATTGTTCCATTCAATACATCGTATAATACATATCTAAAAGCCCTAATACAATTGTTAATGCTAATCACGCCTAATCTATCTAAATATTTAAGAAATTGGTATTTAAATACTCTTAAGAAACGCGAGGTCTGAGGATGTAAATGAGTCCAGATTTGGCAGGTTAGAAAACATTTGTGTATCCCCAACGCTTTCCTCAGGTTGTAGTTGAATTGGACTTGTAATGTGATGATGTCGTGTTTCCTCAGAAATGGTCTCTCGTGGTGTTTGGTTATCTTGAAATATAGGGGATTTTTGACCGTCCAGATATACACGCCATTCTCTGATTGAGTTGCAGTGAGTAGTTCCCCGGTGCGTGAATCCATGATTGTGACAGCCTAAAGCAACGAAGTATGAACAGCCACAAGGTAGATCAACTCGTCGTCGTCTGGTTGTCTTCTTGGCAATTCTGTGTTGCACCTTGATAGGAACCTGAGTAGAGTGGCCCGTTGAGGGTGACGAATTGTGCATTTTTTAAAGCCCAATCTTTGAGTGCGGAATTCTTTTCCTCTTCTAGATACTCTTTATAGCTGGAATTGGGTCCTGGATTGCAAAGGAAGATAGTTGGAATTCCACCTTTAATTTGAATTGGCTTCCCGTACTTTGTGTTGCTTTGCCAGTCCCTTTGGGCCCCCATGAATTCCTTAAAGTGCTTTAGGTAGTGGGGATCGACGTCATCAATGACGTTATACCATGCATCATTCCTGTATACCTTTGGACTGAGATCCAAATGTCCGCACAGATAATTATGTAGTCCTAATGACCTGGCCCACATAGTCTTCCCCGTTCTACTATCACCCTCTATGACTATACTTATCGGTCTTAAAGGCCGCGCAGCGGCATCCCTTACATTATCGGAAACCCATTCTTCAAGTTCTTCTGGAACTTGATCAAACGATGAAGATAAAAAAGGACAACTAAAAATCTCTAATGGAGGTGCAAAAATCCTATCTAAATTGGAATTTAAATTATGAAATTGTAATACATAATCCTTGGGGGCTAATTCTTTAATTACATTAAGAGCCTCTGACTTACTGCTGCTGTTAAGCGCCTTGGCGTAAGCGTCGTTGGCTGATTGCTGTCCCCCTCTTGCAGATCTTGCATCGATTTGAAACTCTCCCCAATCGATGATGTCTCCGTCTTTCTTGATATAGGACTTGACGTCGGAGCTGGATTTAGCTCCCTGAATGTTTGGATGGAAATGTGCTGACCTGGTTGGGGATACCAGGTCGAAGAATCTGTTATTCTGGCATTTGTATTTTCCTTCGAATTGGATAAGCACGTGGAGATGAGGAGACCCATCGTCGTGAAGCTCTCTGCAGATTCTGATATATTTCTTGTTAGTTGGGGTGACTAGGTTTTGTAATTGGGAAAGTGCGTCTTCTTTGGAGAGAGAACACTTGGGATAAGTGATGAAATAGTTTTTAGCATATATTTGGAAACGTTTAGGAGGAGCCATTTGACTGGTCAATCGGTACTCAACAAACTTGGCTATGCAATCGGTGATTGGTACTCAATATATAGTTGAGTACCAAATGGCATAATTGTAATTGCCAAAAGAAATTCAAAATTCAAAATTGAAATCCAAAAGCGGCCATCCGTATAATATT